ATCTACATTCTTGGTATTGGTACTGCTGGAAACGGTGTTGGAGGCCCAGACGAGGAAGGAGATCTCGAAGGAGTCGAATTCGGTGCGAAGGAAAGATTTGTTCCCGCTACCGAGTTTGGTGCTGGATCTCTCCTATTCGACTTCCAGACAACTGGAGCAGAAGCAAGGCCAGTTCAAGTCTTTGGATACTATGGAGACGACAACGATCCAGGCACATCTGGTGGATTTACAGTTCGTCAGGAAGGTGGTATTCTCACAATCGAGAAATTCGTCGTTCCAGAAGTCGGATCTGGCACATTCACTTACAGTGGTGCTGGTCAAGACGAAGCAACAACATTCTCCGAAGTCGGTGGTGGATCTCTATTCGCAATCGGTGGTATATCGGAGACCAAGACAAGTGCAGAACTTGTTGCTGGTACATCAATATTCAACGGAACGGCAGAAGAATCATTCATCGCTCAGACTCCAGAGAATACTGCAACACTTACACTATCTGGAGAAAGTGTCGCCTTCCGCCTACGAGAGTTCGATGGATCTGGAACTATTACACTCAGAAGAGACAACGTTGTTCTATCTGGTGTTCGTCTGTCAGCTACTGGATCTGGTTCTCTCTTTGCACTTGGATCTGCTGCAGAGGCAACAGTCGAACCATCTGCTGCAAGTGCAATTCTTACAAGAATCAGTGGAGATGCAGACACAAGAACATTGGCAGTCTTCCAAGACTTCGTTCCATCTGGTACATTCACAATATCTGGAGAACTTACACATCCAGATATCGACTACACACCAGCATACACTGGTATTGGAAATGTTACTATATCTGGAACTGCCGACGAGAAAGGATTCTTCAGAGAGATTGGAGTTGGTATTGCTACATTCTCTGGTGCATCAGTTGTCAGATTTACAGCCGATTCCGTCGAGGGTACAGTCCTCTTCGACACAAAAGGCGCTTCTGCACTTACCGCTCTCAATCAAGTATACGGATACTATGGAGACGACAGAGATCCAGGCACATCTGGTATCACAACTATATTTGGAGATGCAGCGACCAGATACTTCCAAGTATTCCAAGACTTCGTTCCATCAGGAACATTTACAATATCGAATACTTCTCTTGTACATCCATTCGTCGATTACACACCTTCGATTGGTATTGGTGTTGCAGTTCTTTACAAGACCAGTGGATCTGCTCTCGAATCAGTCACGAAAGGCAATTACACGACTCAAGGATTCTTCAAGGGACTTGCAGGAGCTAAGGAATCTCAAGCTCGTGCAACTTACGTTGGTATTGGTCAGGTTAACTCCTTCGGTATTGCTCAAACAGAGTATGCAGTCATTGAGGAAGGTAGAACCTATGTTGTCATTATTTAATTCCTATAAATAAATGGAGAAGCATAACTATTTGACATCTAGCTCATGACAAAGCAGGTTCAATTCAGAAAAGGAACGACAGCTGAACACTTTAACTTTACTGGAGCTCTAGCAGAGATAACGGTAGATACAGACAAGAATACGGCGGTTGTTCACGACGGATCAACTCCTGGCGGATTTGAACTTGCGAAAGCAAGATGGACTTTCGTGTCTGGAGCGTATTCTCTTGGTACAAACCAAAAGTATACAGTAGACTCCCAAAATACATCTGGTGGTTACAGTCTAACTATGCCAACTCCTCGTGCGGTTGGTGACTGGGTATGGATCGAAGACTTTGCGAATTTCTTCAGTATCAACCCTGTTAGTGTGACATCTGTTTACAGTTTTGAAAATGGACACTTAGTTAGAGAATCTTCACCTTTCATCATGGACGTGTCGGGTGCGTCAGTGACCTTTATTTGGAATGGAACTCTTTGGAAAGTATTCAACAATAGGGCAAGTTAACAATGGCACTTACGCTAAGTAACTCAATTTCTGGAAATTTTGACCCCTCCGAATCGTCGGGTTTTTTCGTGTATGCACTCAGAAGAGATGCAGACGACATGCTATTATTTTCAAAAGTTAGTGCTGCTTCAACAGAAATGGGAGAATTCTATCGTAACGATGGAACTGCTATACCAGAATTCGGTGATGGTTTAGATTATGGTACATATGATGTTGGTGTTGGTAAAACATCTGTTATCCGTAATGATATCGCAACTGTTAAAAAACTTGTAGATGATCCGAATGATAAATACCAACAGATTCGCTTTGACCGCAGAAACTTATACTATTACATAGATGATGATGGCTTTTTCGTCATAAGATTCAACGGTCCCGACTATGCTTACAACAGCATCGGACCTAAGTAAAAAAATCCCCCTCAGATAATTACACGGAGAAAAAATGGCTGAGTTTAGACTTGGAAGAGTAAAATTCAACTGGACAGGTGACTGGGCAGTATCCAAAAGCTACTTAATTGACGACATCGTTAAGTTTGGTGGCAATACTTATGTGGCGATCACAAACCACACATCCACCGCAAATGCCAGTGACTTTTATTCTAACGACCTTGGAAACTGGAATGTTCACATAGAAGGTCTAGAACAAAAAGGACAATGGGCTGCTGGAGTTTACTATCGTATCAACGATATTGTAAAATACGGTAACGTTGTTTATAGAGTAACAACTGCACATACATCAGAAGGAACTTTCATCGACGAGACGAAAGTTACTGAGTATGTAAAAGGATTTCAAAACGAAGGAACTTGGGATCAGAACAATGAATACCAATCAGGTGACGTTGTTAACTACAATGGTTCATCTTACGTTGCTCTAACAACTTCACTTGCTGGATTCCAACCTCCACAGTATTTGGGTGTTTCTACAGACCCTTCTGCAAAATGGAGTATCTTATCTGACGGTCTTGCTGGTGCTGCAGTAACATATACAGAAGGTTCATACTACAGAGGCGACCTCATCCAGTATGGTGGTAACATTTACCGTCACACAATAGGTGTTACAACTAACGTTTCTCCACTCCAAATTGGTGTTGGATCTATCTTCCCCGAAGCATACAATGGTGAACAAGTATGGGATTTACTTGTTAAAGGATTTGATTTTAAAGGTGGCTTCTCCACTACCTTCAACTATCATCCAGGCCATGTTGCAAGATACGGTTCAGATTCATATGTTTCTGTTGGTAACTCTCATCAGAACGTTATTCCTACTGCTGGAATCGGAACATTCTGGGAAGTACTTGCATCAGGAGATTCATCCGCTGCTCTTAACACTAAGGGTGACTTACTAAGTTACAACTCAGGTAACGTAAGAATTGGTATTGGATCTACAGGTTACGCTCTTGCAGTTCAGGCAAACGGAATGCCTGGTTACGAGATTGTAGGAAACCAGACTAGAATTTACTACGTTGACTCTGAGGATGGAGTTGACACAAACAATGGTCTTGCACCTAACTTGGCGTTTAAGACTATTAAGAGGGCTTGTATTGCTGCACGTCCACAAACTTCGATCACTGATATGGTGTATACCGCTTCCACTGGTGTGGCAACGGTTACTGCGGCTGGTCACGGTCTATTAAACACTGGTACATTCGTTCAGTTACAAGATATTCAGTTTGAGTGTATATCTGGAGGTAATGTATTCAACGTCTTGGGTATGACATACAACAAGGCTGTTGGACTTGCAACTATAACTGCTATCGGTCTTGGTGGTGCTCCCGAAATTGGAATCGGTGCGACTGTTAGAATCAGAAACTTAAGTGTTCAGTACACAGGTTCTGCAAGATTCGCTCATACATTCAAGAGTGCATTAGCTAACGCTATCCAATCTGGTGGTGACTACGTTCACACATTCAACAGTTGTGCAACAAACGGTGTTCAAGTTGTTGGTGGATCAGGTATAACTCCAACAAGTGCGACATACGATCCTTCAAATGGTAACTTCGTAATGACCCTTGCTGGTCATAGTCTATCAACTTCTGATAAAGTTACTATTTCCAACGATGCGTTTACGTTCACATGTACAATGAACAACAACGCCACACAGAAGACTTATCCTCGTGCTGGAAAAGACCCTGCTGTAGGACAACAATTAGCAATTACAGGTACAACAACTGATACATTCACTATAAACGTTGGATCTTCTCCAATCGTTAACCATGAACCAACTGCTGTTTCTTATAACGAGAACACTGGTGACATGGTTTGTACAATCGGTGCTCACTCATTAACAGTTGGTACATCTGTAAGATTAGAAACAGAAGGTATGACATTCCGTTGTTCAATGGACGGTTATACAACTGATCACCCATATCCTCGTGCTGTTGCTGGAGACGGAAACCCAGACCCTGCATATAACACTGCTCTTAATATTACATCAACTACAACCAACACAATTACAATTAACGTTGGTACTGCATCTGATGACCAAACAATCACTGGTAAGTTCCCTGCTGTACATACTCAAGGTACTTATGAGTTCGTTGTTCAAGGTGTACCCGACTCTAACTCAATCACTCTAAACGTAGGTGTTTCAACTACTGATTACCTCTATGTTTCTGGTGGTACTGCGTTCGTTGGTTTAACAACAACCAAGTATCCCGATAAGGTATCTAAGTCTTACTATGAGGTTCTTGAAGTTCCTGATACACAGACATTCAAGGTTAACGTTGGTATCTCATCTATCAACCACACATACGTTGAAGGCGGTACAGTTACAGACCTAACACCTGCTATCTTGAAACTATCTGCGTCTCAGTTCTACGAACAGTTACCAGTTACAGTTCCTCCTTTCACTTCTATCGTTGGTAACGCACTTAGAGGTTCACAGGTTCTACCTAAAATTGGAACATCTGATGATTCAACAACTCCTAATAACAGGAGTCATATGTTCAAGATGTCTGATGCAACAACAATTCAGGCGATCTCCATGAAAGGAATGGAAGGATTCTACTATGATCCTAACGCTCCTCTAGTTCTTGACAATACAAACCTAAGAACTGGTATTGGTACAACTGCTGCTGGTGTATTCATCTCATTGAACCCAGACTCACCAATTAATAACAAGTCACCTTACGTTAAGGATTGTACTTGTTTCTCAGACCCTGCTACAGAGGCAATCCCTGCAAGATTCGGTGGTGGTGGTGTCGGTGTATTCATCGATGGTGGAGTACACGATGTCGGTGCGAAATCAATGGTGTTCGATGCGTTTACGCACGTTGCATCTGATGGTGCTGGTTACATTCTTGATAAGGGTGCAATCGCTGAAATCGTTTCCTGTTTCACATACTACGCTAAGTGGGGTTACTACTCAGGTGGTGGATCAAGAATCAGGGGTGTTGGTGGAAACAACTCTTATGGAGACTACGGTGTTATCTCATCTGGTTTCTCAACTGATGAAGTACCAAGAGAAGCAAAACTCTTCGGTGACATGATGACAGTTCAAGGTGTAACTAAGGGCGGAACACTTGCAATCGGTGCTACAATGTTCGGTACTACATCCAAGGCAACTGCATGGTTCTTGAATGACCAAATCGCTGCTGATAAGATTTACTTCAAGTATCAGTCTGGATACGGTAATGCTGGAATCGGAACCACTGGTTTCGTAGATGGTGAGACCATCTGGTTCGGTGCTGGTGCAGAACAGAGTTCTGGTATTGGTTCGATTGCAGTCGGAGCGGCCGCAAGTTCAGTCACAGGACAGAAAGGAACAATTATGGAAATTGACCAGACTTCTGGAACCCTACTGGTCGGTGATGCTATCGGATTCTCAACCACACTCTATGGTGCAACTGATAGATTCTTCATTATTAACACTATAACGAACGTCGCTGTTGCTAAGACCTACTATGAATGGCAGGCTGGATCGACGGCTGGTATCGCAACGATATTCTATAATCGTGCTACGTTATCGATCTCACCAGAGAAAGCAACTGGTACATGGGATACTAGAAACATAGATGCGGACAACGTTTCTTATGGATCTACAATTACAATCAGAACACTGTTCTCACAGGCAAGACTAACAGGACATGACTTCCTCGCAGTTGGTACTGGTAACAAAACAGAAACTGGTTATCCAAATGTTAATTTGGCAAACGTTATTCAAGGTAACGAGACTAACGTATTCGGGCCTGGTAAGGTGTTCTTCGTATCAACCGACCAAGGTGGTAACTTCAGAGTTGGAGACTTCTTCTCCGTTGACCAGTTGACTGGTCGTGCGACATTGGATGCTTCTGCGTTCAACCTATCTGGTTTGACAGAATTGAGACTTGGTTCTCTTGGAGGTCAGGTCGGTGAGGCGATCTCTGAATTCTCCTCTGACCCTGCACTTGCTGGTAACTCCAACGGTGCGTGTCCTACTGAATTTGCTGTTAAGGGATTCGTAACTCGTGGTTCAATGGGTACTAAGGCGATGACACCTCCTGTAGGTACAACCGCTCAAAGACCTGGCGGCATTGACGATGAATTCAACACTGGTTGTTTAAGATTCAACACAGACCTCGGTGCTCTTGAGTACTATGATGGAACTCAGTGGATTCAGCCTGGTGTTACTTCATACAGTACAGTTTCATCTAACTTCAGTCCTAATGCTGGAGAACACTACTTCGTTAACACTGGTGGTGGACAGGTAACTGCAACACTCCCTGCATCTCCTAACACAGGTGCAACAATTACATTCTATGACGTTGCTAAGACATTTGACTCTAACGCACTAGTCGTTTCAAGGAATGGTAGACCAATCCAAGGTGACACTGCTAACCTAACTGTTAACACAGAGGGTGCTGCGTTTAGTCTTGTATACTCTGGTTCAACATACGGTTGGAGAATCTTCTCCATCTAATTTGAGATCCTCTATATTATGATATTTTTTACAACGCAAATTTTAGGATCATAAATGGCCAATTATAGATCATATCGAAAAGTAAGATCTGACCAAATAGCGTCAGGTGATATTCACCCCGACAAGCTAGAAGCTGGGGTGACACCTCGCTATTGTGTCAAGATGTTCTACGGTCATCCATGTTACTGTACGCCTGGATGCTGTTGCAACTGGCAAGTCCCTTCTGGAGTTGAGAAATTAACTCTCGAAGTCTGGGGTGCTGGGGGTAACGGACATGGTGCATGTTCATGTAACAGATGCCATCACTACAGAGGTGCTTCTGGTGGTGCATATAATACTAAAACAATCAGTACGACTGCTGGTTGTTCATATACTGTATGCGCTGGTGGTGTTTACCGTTGTTGTTCTAGAGAGTGTAACGGATGTAATGGATGTAATTCATATGTTAATGGTTACAACTTAAGTAACTTCTGTGCTCACGGTGGTGCAAGAGGTTGTGCAAACCCTGACTGGTCTATTAGATGTAGTTCAACTAACTGGTGTTGTGCATCGCCTGGAACATGGGGTGGAGACTTTGCAATGGCTCCTCACCAAAAAGGTTGGTCAGGTCACTGGAACTGTCACTGTACTGGTGCGGTTGCAAACACAATGTCATCAGGTGCTCCGTTCTTGTCAACGAATGGTGTTGAAAACCTCTTGGAACAGTGTTGGATGAGATGTGGTTGTTGGACTGCTCCTTATGCAACAGGTGGTCAAGGTGCGATGACTACATATTGTGGTCGTTGTTGCGGTCAGGGCGGTCAAGGCGGCTCTGGTGTTGTAAGAATCACTTACGTCTAGGTATTTAAAAAAAAATGGCTAATTATTCATCATATAAAAAAGTTCACGGAGATCAACTAGAATCGAATGTCTTATCGGCATCGAGTTTCAGTCAATCACCGAACTGTACCTACGGTGTTAAATGGGTTTTCGGTATTATGTGTCGTTGTTCTGCTGGTTGCTGTTGTAACTGGTCAGTCCCAACAGGGGTTCAGAACATGTGGATTCAGGCTTGGGGTGCTGGTGGAAACGGTACTGGTGCATGTTCATGTAACAGATGTCAACACTACTCAAGTTCTGGTGGAGGATACTATAACTCCAAGATGATTACAACCAATGGTGGTTGTGGATACAGTATTTGTGCTGCTGGTGTTTATAGATGTCTTTCTAGAGAATGTTATGGTTGCACAGGTTGTTCATCTTATGTGAACGGATATAACCTATCAAACTTCTGTGCTATCGGTGGATGTAGAGCAAACGCCAACCCAAGTTGGTCAAACTCTTGTCAATCAGTTAATACTTGTTGTTTAGGTCCAAACTCAAACAACGGAGACTTTGGAATGGGAGATCATGCTGGTGTGTGGAACGCATCTAGACATGATACTTACAGAGGTTGGTGTCACTGTTACCACTATGGTCACAGACCTGGCTCTGCACCTTTGATTGGTACACAAGTCACTCAGTCTATCAGAGAATGTTGGGTACGTTGTGGTTGCTGGATTGTTCCTTATGGACACGGCGGACAGAACGCAATGACTACATATTGTGGTAGATGTTGTGGACAAGGTGGTACTGGTGGCGGTGGTCTAGTTAAAATTACTTACTTCTAAGGGAAGCAATGGCAAATTATTCGAGTTACAAAAGAATAGAAAACACTCAGATCACTGACACGACGATACCTTCGTCTGCGGTTCAGAGTGGATCTTTCTCTAACTGGTGCGTAAAATGGGTATATGGTCATCCATGTTACTGCACACCTGGCTGTTGTTGCAACTGGCAAGTTCCCACTGGAGTAACAAGAATTACTTGGGAAATATGGGGTGCTGGAGGAAATGGTCACGGTGCATGTTCATGTAACAGATGTCAAAACTGGCACGGTGCTGGTGGTGGATATTATAATACAAAAACTATTTCAACGACTGGCGGATGTTCATACACTGTATGTGCTGCTGGTGTTTACCGTTGTTGTTCTAGAGAGTGTACAGGGTGTTGCGGATGTAACTCCTATGTAAACGGATACAACCTCTCTAACTTCTGTGCCTTAGGTGGTCCTAGAGGTTGTGCAACTGGTGACTGGTCTGCAAACTGTTACTCAGAATTCGAGACTTGTTGTATGCAACCTGGCGCTCACGGAGGAGACTTCGGAATGGGCAACCACGGTGGTGAGTCATACAGACCTGACGGATTTAACTGTCACTGCTTCTATAACGAAGGATTACCAACAGGTGCTCCATTCATCGGAACTCTTGGTGTTTCCTACGGACAAAGAGAGTGTTGGATGCGTTGTGGTTGTTGGACAGTTCCATACGGACACGGTGGACAAGGTGCTAACAGTAACTACTGTGGTAGATGTTGTGGACAAGGCGGACAAGGTGGATCTGGACTTGTTAAGATCACATACGTCTAAACCGAACAAGAAAATATCTGAAAAGGGGGTCATAGACCCTCTTTTTTTATAAATAATAATCGAAGGAGAAAACCCGAAGAAATCCAAAATGGCAACTAAAATTATCGAACAGGGATGGCAACTGTCATTACCTAATGACTTTCTAACAGATCACTCATTTAGTGATGGAAAGTATAGAGACCAAACTTATGATGGTCCAGACAAAATCTATCTACAAATTGGTGCAGATGGAAAAGAACTTTATGGTCCTCTCACAGAAGATGACATTGCAGATGGTCGTCCCAAGCCACTAGACGTTGTACAGTGGTACGAAGTAGACTGTGCTAGATCAAATCTTCACACACTCATCTGTCAACTCAGAGGCCCAGTTGTTAACGAGAAGGAAGAAGACAGAGGTGCTGGAAGTGATGTATTCCATGCTGGATCTCCAGATCTAACTTCTGATGGATATGACAGATTCTCATATTCTTCAACACTCTTCCCAGATGACATTTACAACTACGAGAGTATCACAGTTGCAAATCCAGGCAGTGCAGGCCCTGATGACATTTCTATAAAAGAATTCACACCAAAAGAAAAGTTAAATGGTGTTGACCTAGACAAAACATGGGATCACGTTAGAGCTCATAGAAACAATGTTCTTTCTAATAGTGATGGTCAGATTGCAGAAGATATGCCTGATTCACTTAAAGATCAGTGGAAAACATATCGTCAACAGTTAAGAGATCTTCCAAGCAAAATGCAAGCTGCTGGAGTTCACCCTAACTTTGCTGACTTAATGTTCCCAGCTGAACCTAACTTCACTGATCCACCAAAACAGCCAGACGCAGATGCAACAGAGGCAGAATCATGGATGCCACCTAACGCAGCGTAAAGTAAACTTTTATATATAAGTTAATTCAAGATCCTCTTATGGGGATCTTTTTTATTATCTGGGGTTATGTTTGAAATAAATTCTATAGATCCTTTGGTATACAGGGTTTATGATCATTCTAGATGGAATGATGCTGGTTATTGTTGGCGAAAAGTATTCGTAATTGATGACTTCTATAAAAATCCTGATGAGATAAGAGACTATGCTCTATCATGTGATTTGAAAACAGATAAAGAATATTGTGGTGGACTTGTAGGGTCAAGAGTGGTAGAAGAAAATCAAGAGATGATTGACAATCTTCGACCAGTATTCACCAAACTCTGCCAACATGAAGAGTGGCAAAATATAGAATATTCTGAAGGAATGTTCCAATATAGGTGGGACAATATGAAATTCATGGTCAACCATACGACACATGAGGATATAAATGAAAAGTTTAATAAAGATATATTTTGTTATACTCACCACAAAGATGATATGGAAACTAAGTGGGCTGCATTAGTATATTTGAACAAACCAGATGAGTGTAATGGAGGCACAGATTTCTATAAATTTATAGAAGATCACCCCTACGGTAATGGTTACAACATCAAAAAAGACATAAAGTGGACAAGTGAGATGAAATATAATAGAATGGTATTATATGAAGGCCGTCATACTCATGGAGCTATCCTAAACAGGTCAATGTTTAAGGAATATCCCAGACTGGCACAGGTATTTTTTATGTGACTATATAGTACAGGAATTATGAAAACTATGAGATCGAAAGCGTTTTTTGTTAATGGTGGTGCAGGCAGAGTAATAAGTTCAATCCCTGCATTTGAAAAATATGCAGAGAACCATGATGACTTTATTATTGTATGTGAGGGTGGTACAGACTTCTTCAAGGGACACCCAACACTAGATGGTAAAGTATATGATCACTGGCATAAAAATCTTTTTCAAGAACATATAATACAGAGAGACTGCGAGACTCCAGAACCATATAGAGTATGGGATTATTACAATCAGAAATGTAGTATCGCACAGGCATATGATATCGCAATCAACGGATTAGATGAACCTAGAGAACTACCTAAACCAAGAGTAGAACTCAATAAGATGGAGATCATTACTGGTTATAATGTCGTAGAAGAAATTAAAGCAACAACTAAGAAAGATAAAGTAATTGTCATTCAACCATTTGGGAGATCAGTTCAACAAATAGGAGAGTTTATTGCAGACCCAACTTCAAGAAGCATGTCTCTTATAGGTGCTATTGATATTGTCAATCAACTCAAAAAAGATTATGCAGTAATCATTATGAGTGAACATCACTTTGCAACTGAGGAGAATGAAGATAAGTATCCTATCGCTAGACCACAGATAAGTGATATGAGAGTATGGGCTGCTGTTATTGATGTTGCAGATCATTTCTTAGGATGTGATAGTGTGGGTCAACATATTGCGAGAGCATTTGATAAAACTGCAACTGTCGTGGTTGGTTCCACATATCCAGAAAATATCAGTTATCCTGGCCATAAGGAATTTGATATTATTGATGTCGGTGATGGTCGTAGAGAATATGCTCCAATCAGAATCACTATGGATGAAAGAGTTGATCGTTTTAATGATGAAGCGATGGAGTTGAGTAAGAAACAAGTTGATGAGATTGTTGCATCTTGTAGAAAGAGATTAGGTAAACCAAAAACATATACTGGTACTTTCGTTCCTCCACAACAAGATCAGGGACAATCTTGTTCGCCTCAACAACAACCAGCACTAGGACAGGGAATTGCATCACCAGCTCCAACAACTGATGTTCCTAGACAAGGACCCCCAACTCCTACTTGGTCTCCAACATCAAATGCTCCTTCTTTCACAGGAGCTCCTAAACCTAGTTTCACTATGGAAACTAAGAAAAAACCAAAAAATAAAAAAGGTTTTCAATCTGAAATTAAAAATCTCTTAAAGTCAGATAAAGAAGACGCAATTACTATAGAAAAAAAATCTATTTAATATGACACAGTGGATTGCAGCAATTGCCAGAGGACATAACTCTGGTGTTTGTTTACTGAAAGATGGAGAGATGGTCTTTTCGATTGAAGAAGAAAGGTTATCTAGGAAAAAATATGATGGAGGTCCTTTGGCATCCATGATCAAGATATTAGACTATACTGATAGACTTGATTATCTTGTGGTTGCACATACACAGCCACTCGATCAAGCTGGATCAAATGATTTTACAGGTGAACCTATTTACATTGCCCTTGCAAGAAAACTAGGTTTGATTGATCGTAAAGCAGATATTTACAAACATCCACAAGTAGTAGATTATAGTCATATTCACCATAAACTCCATTCATCTTGTGCTTTCTTTAGATCAGGATTTGAGAGTGCTGTATCTGTTATCGTAGATGGTGCAGGGACATTTATCCCTATGGAGATTGATAGAGAACAGGAAATGACATGGGAGTTGGAAACTATCATCCAGTGTGAATATCCAGATAAGTTTAAGACATTATATAAACATCAAGGAGGTAGAGGTCCTTGGGGTGCAGTAAGAATTGATAAATTTACTTCTGACAGAGAAGGAGAAGAAGGAACACATGAATTAATATTAGATGACTCTGCTGGTATCGTAAAAGCATATGAGGCAGTTACTCAATACTGTGGTTGGGCTCCTATTGAAGCTGGTAAGACTATGGGACTATTCCCATATGGAAAAGAGAATAGTGAGATACCAGACATCTATACAAACTATGATGGTAGAAGTGATTGGGCCACTACTAATAGAGATCTTATTGTACCTACCTATCCTAATGGTGCAGTTGTAAACAAAGGTAGATTCTTAGAACTAAGAGAACCTCAAGATCCAAGTACAGTAAAAGATATAACTCAGTTAGATAATCGTAGAGATATGGCATATGCAATCCAAACAGAATCACAGTCTATGGTGTTAGATCTTATCTTCAAAGCAGTTGAGATAAGCGGTGAAAAGAATGTAGTTCTTTCTGGTGGATATGGATTAAACTGTGTTGCAAACTATTGGTATCTTCCTCAACTGAAAGAAAAGGGTATCAATTTATTTGTAGAACCAGTAAGTAATGATGCTGGAACAGCTATAGGTGCTGCATACTGGCACTATCAGAAAGTAAGTAAGAATATGAAAGTTCACCCACCCATGAAAGATCTATATTACGGACCTGTTCATGAATATGATCCTGAGTATATTACAGATCTTGCAAATTATTACGATGCAACTAGAATCTTCGAGGCTACACATGAAGATGCAATTGATCTGATTTCTAAAAAGAATATTGTTGCAATGTTCCAAGGTAAATCAGAATCAGGTCCTCGTGCATTAGGTAATAGATCTATCATGTATGATCCTAGAGATCCAAAAGGAAAAGATCATGTCAATACTATCAAACGTCGTGAATATTTCAGACCGTTTGCTGGATCAATATTGAAAGAATATGTACATGAATGGTTTGATCTTCGTGGTATGGATGATACACCATTTATGATGTATGCTGTTAAATGTCAGGAAGGAATCAAAGAAAAGATTCCAGCAATCATTCACGTTGATGATACATGTAGAATCCAAACAGTTACAGAAGATGTCAATCCTCATTACTATAATTTAATTAAGGCTTGGTACGATAAGACAGGATGTCCTATAATTTTTAATACATCTTTCAACTTAGGTGGAGAACCTCTTGTAGAGACCCTAGACGACGCTCTAAGGACTCTTGCAAATAGTTTGATAGAATACCTCTATCTACCTGAGTACGGTCTTATGATCGAAATAAAGAACTGATGAGAGAAATAAAAGAATACGAATATCCATATCAAGAAGATAACAGTGAATTGAAGGTGGCCATTCTTAATTCACAATCAACTACAACAGAGAGTTACATAGAAAGATCAGATAATTGCCACATAGCAACAGGAGTCGAAAGTTCACAAGCAGTTCAAAAATTTATAAACTGGATAGAAGAAACAACAGATACTAAGTTAGAAACTATATGGGGAGTTTGGTATCGTGATGGTGGTGGTATCAAATGGCACACACATAAAGGAGATTTTAGATATTCATTTGCCTACTACATACAGGTTCCAGAGGGTAGTTCATCATTACATTTTAGCGAAGATCCAGAAACAATTGAACCAACTTTCTTCTATGCAAATCAAGGAATTTGTGTGATATGGGATAGTGATTTCCCACATTGTGTACCTCCTAGTAATCATAAAGGTAGATGTGTATTGTCAGGTAATCTAATATGAATTTGAGTGTTTTTGATGATAAAGTTCCATTCGATATAAGAGATGTTTTGTGGGAATTTTGTGTCAACTCAACTTTCAAATTAGGTTGGGAAGATACTGATGTGCCAGAAAAATATGATCTTAATATTTACAGTGAGTGGACTGCTAAGGAATTGGTATCAACTAATGTATTTCCCCATATTACTAAGTGTATAAATGAGACTGATTGGTTCGTAAATAAAAATCTTCAATCAGTTGTTTGTAATTTAATTAGACCTGATGATGTACATTACATGCACATACATCATGATCTGCAAGTTGCTCTATATTATGTTAATCTAGATTGGAGAGATGGATGGCATGGTGAAACTATATTCTATAATCCGAATAATGTAAAAGAAATTTCACATACATCTTTATATGTGCCAGGCAGGATTATTTTATTTGATGGATCTATACCTCATGCGATAAGACCACAATCTGTTAGGGCACCAAAATTTAGATTTACATTGAGTTTATTTTTTCAAAGATGAAGAGAATTAAAAGACTAGTTATTGTTGGTGGCGGAACCGCTGGTTGGATTACTGCATCTTGGTTTTCTCGTAGATGGGGAAAGATGATGGATGTAGTTGTAATTGATAAATCAGAACCAGAGAGAGTAGGTGTAGGAGAAGCAACTCTTTTAAGTTTTCCAAATGTCATGAGACAAATGGGATACAAACCTAACGATTGGATGAAAGAAATAGATGCAACATTTAAATCTGGTATTTTATTTCCAGGCTGGGGTAAGGAAGATAAGACAATATGGCATCCATTTTCATTTACAAGTGTAGGGGATACTAAAGTACCTTTGTATGATCTCTGGTCATCATATCAAGATGAGTATGATATAAAAAAAATATCTCCAATGTACGTTTCTTCTATGAAAAATAGAATAGAAACAGATTATATACATGACTCATATGCCTTTCAAATTGACTGTGGTAAATTAGTACAATTTTTACAAATGAATACTATACCACACTTGAAAGAATATATTCAATCCGATGTTGTAGATGTTATTAGAGATGGAAATGCTGATGATTTAACTGAATCTAATATAAAAGAATTGGTATTAGATGATGGATCAAAAATTACTGGTGATCTATTCATAGATTGTACTGGTTGGAAACAGATGTTGATAGGAAAGAAAAATGTTGATTGTAGTGATAGATTGTTTATAAATGCAGCTCTTGCTGCTAGAGTTGAATATAAACATCATGGAGAACAACACCCATACACTGCTTGCCCAGCACAGGAACATGGTTGGATATGGAAGATTCCTACTAGATCTAGAATTGGTACAGGATATTGTTTCAATCAAGATGTTGTAGATCCAGATGAAGTTGCACAGGCATTCTCTGATCATTGGGAAGGAAGAATAAAACCAGATGACATGAGATTGTTAGATTGGAAACCACAGTATAGTAAAAGTTTTTGGAAAGGTAATGTAGTTCCAATAGGATTAAGTGCTGGATTCATTGAACCATTAGAAAGTACAGGACTTGCACTGATGATAAGAGGTGTTGAGTATCTTGAGGAATCCATTTATGGGTGTAGTTATAATTCTAAGATAGATCCATCTTTCTTTCATACTAAGATGAAAGCTAGTTTTGAAACTGCTGTTGATTATGTAAGTATGCACTATTCATACTGCCAGAGAAAAGGTAAGTTCTGGGATTTTGTGAGATCTAAATACAAAAAAACTCCTTCACAGATTTTCTTTGAACAGGAAATTCAAGATCAACACAGACAAACTATTCAAACTGGTAAAGTGGGTTCTTTCTTTGATGGAACTAATTGGCAAGTTTGGTTATGTCAACTGATGACTGGTGAAATTAATCCAAAACAATATTGGAAAAAAGATGTGAGTTGTCTGCCAAGACTTAAAAACTTTATAAACAAAACTTTACCAGAAAATCAGAAGAACTCTGTTCCTCATTCTGAATATCTTTTACATGTAGATACATTATGAGTAAAGTAGTATGGTGCAACGGAACTTTCGATATCCTACACCCAGGCCACATAGAATTATTCAAAGTTGGAAAGTCTTTAGGAGACAAACTCATAGTCGCCACGGATACTGATGAAAAGATACGTCAAGATAAGGGTCCGTCTAAGCCCGTCAATAATCTTTGTGACAGAATTTCGATGTTACAAGCGATAAAATATATTGATGAAGTATTATATTTCAATGATAGAAAACAACTAGAGGGGTTGATAGAATTGTATTCACCTGATATACTATTACTGGGTGATGATTGGAAAGGTGGAGACATAGTTGGTATGTATGCTGCAAAAGAAGTGAGGTTCTTACCTCGCCTAAATCATTCAACAACCGATATCATTAAAAAGATTCGTGGCTAACGTAATTGTTATAGGGGATAAGTGTACAGATAAGTACGTTTTTGGGGAGTGTAATAGACTCAGCCCAGAACAACCTGTTCCTGTCTTGGATCATACTAAGATAGAAGAAAGGCCAGGCATGGCTGCAAACACTGAATTAAATCTCAAGGCATTTGGTATTAATACTGTTCTACTTTCACAAAGGGAAGAGATTACTAAAACAAGATTCATAGACACAAATAGTGGTTATCAGTTGATGCGTTTGGATGAAACTCCAGAAGTGAGTAGGATTGCAAATGCTGAAGTGAAGATGGCGATGATGCACATGAATCCTGATGCAATTGTTATTTCAGATTATGACAAAGGATACATAACTGATGATGATTTATGGCATCTGTGTCACAATTTTAACAGACCAGTGTTCGTAGACACTAAGAAGCGTAGACTTTTTCATAAAGATAATGTATTCTGGAAAATAAACAAGAAAGAATATGATCTCTTGGACAAAAACCATCTACCTAACGACACTCATCTGATTGTCACTCTTGGATCTCGTGGTGTTAAGTGGAGTGGATTTACCTTTAAGCCTCAGGTAGTCAAAGTATTTGATGTTTGTGGTGCTGGAGATACATTTCTAGCCGCTTTAGTTTACGAGTTTCTAAAAACATCCAACATGCAGAAGTCTATTGATTTAGCAAATAGAGCTGCTGCAATTTCAGTAACACATCCTGGCGCTTATTATCTAAATCAGGATGACATAGAATCATTATTCGGAGGAGGACATGGACAAGTTAACCGCCAGCAAAGCAGATCTGATGCACTTCAGGCTACAGGCGTGGCTAAGAGAACACACATGTGAAGATATCGCATACTTAGGAGAATCAGAAGATAACACTGGTGAGATGAAGCACCTCTATCGAATTGGTGAACATGAAGTATTTCACGATATGATCCACGATTTAGAAATGGTAGAAGTTGAAGATGATGAAGAGTGATAGAATATATTTTTAGAGTTAAGGGGTGTGATATTTTCTATACGCCACAAACAAATGGTGGTGGAGATTATTTCTTTACAGAATATTTAAACTTAGTTATCGAACAATATGGTAGAGTCCATCATATATTAGAATGGTGTAGTGGGCCTGGGTTTATAGGGTATGGAATGTATGCTATGAATGTTTGTGATCATATAAGTTTATTAGATAAATTTGAACCAGCAATAGAATTTGCAAAGAAGACTGCCAATAATTCATTTAAGAAAGATATAGATCTAGTAGATTCGGAAAAAGTTTTTCATCGTAGAGTTTTTACAAATACATCAATTTATCATTCTGATACTTGTTCAGTATTGGGAGATAAAAAAATAGATTTAGTTATCGGTAATCCTCCACACTTTGAAAATAAAGAAGATGCAATCAAAGCTTTGAGTAAGTTGGGTGGGATACCTTTATTCAATAAACACCTGTCAGATATTTTGTTAGATCCAAATTGGGATGCTCATAGAGATATGTTTAATGAAGTATCGACAAGATTGAGTGATGGTGGTAGAATATGTTTACAACTTCACTCAGGTGGATCTGACGCAGATACATTCAGACCAATGGTTGAGGAAGCTGGACTAAAGATCACTGCCACAATGGAAAGTGTTCAATACCAAGACATCTATTATATGGAAGTTCAAAAATGAGATACTGTGTAGATATTGATGGGACTATTTGTAGTCCAACTGTAGGTAGGGATTACCATAAGGCAATGCCATGGTGGGATAGAATTGCTACGATAAATAAGTTGTATGATGAAGGTCATAATATCACCTACTTTACCGCTAGGGGTATGGGTCGATTCGGTGATGATCCAGATGCAAGTACAAAGGCATCTGTTCTATTATTTGATCTTACAGAACAACAACTTAAAGATTGGGGATGCAAATATCATTCATTGATATTGGGTAAACCACATGCTGATTTCTTTATTGATGACAAAGGTGTAAACTCTGATGACTTCTTTAGGTCCAAGTAGAAGACCTCGTAATGCTCGTGCGGCTGAACCTGTAAAGTATGTGCCGAAGGGGTGGGGATATGAAAAGTGGATCGCAAACTGCGAGAAATATTGTGGTAAACTTTTGTTTATTGCAAAGGATAAACAGTGTTCATGGCACTATCATAAATTAAAAGACGAAGTATTTTTTGTACAAAGTGGTAAGATAAAATTGTATCATGGATGGGATGACGATATAGAAAAAGCGGAGATAACAATATTAAGAAGAGGAGATAAATTTCATGTACCTATTGGTCTGAAGCATCGTATGTTTGCACTAGAAGATACTGAACTATTTGAGTTTAGTACAGAACATATGGATTCAGATTCACATAGAATTATGCCTGGTGATCTAATATGATAGAGAAGATTACGGACATGATTTATGTTGAAAGAGATGTCCTATCACAAGAACAATGTGATGAGTTAATAAAGTATTTTTGGGAGAGTGAAGATAAACATGATGATGGTAAGGTGGAACACTTCAAGGATGGAGAATATAAAGGCAAGTTAGTAAACAAGGATCATAAAAATTGTACTCAATTTATGTTTGAGCCTGGTCATAAGTATGCAAACTTAATGACAGAGGTAATTCAAAACGCATATCTAAATTACAGATACCAACTACCAGTATTACCGTCATCAGATCTTGCAATATTGGATTATACGATTAGAGTCTATCCTAAAGGGGAAGGTATATTTAAAACACATGTAGATCAATCAGAAGGCGGAACTATATCCAGACTCTTTGCTTGTATCATATATTTGAATGACGTGGAGGAAGGAGGTGAAACATTCTTCCCTGATTGGAATATTGGATGTAGATGTGAAAGAGGTAAGATATTACTATTCCCATGTAACTGGATGTTCCCACATGGATCTAACAAAAATATATCTCACGACAAATATATACTAACTGCTTTTATAAATTTAAACTACGACATGCCCATGTATTCTGATACAGAAGCATAATCATGCTGATGCCATGAGTTATCTGCACATGTATATTCTTGATACTTACCTTCTAGATGTTTGGGGAAGGGGATTACTTCAATCTCCGCCCCTTCTTTTTTGGCAATCAACTCTGCAATCTCAAGAAATGAGATAGGATTGCCAGTCCCAACATCATAGATGCCGCTCCCTGCCGTATTATCTAGGACAACATCTACTACATCTTCTACCCACACAAAATCTCTAAAGGCATACTCAGACTCTTCAAAGATTTTAATTACCTTATTTTGTTTTGCTTGTAAAGTGAACTTACTGATTGGACTTGCTTGATCTCCTTTGTGTTCTTCACCTTTTCCATACACATTGAAGTATCTAAATCCTTGCACTTGTTCAAACCTATCCATATTATCTAAGACCCAGTAATCCACAGTTGCTTTTGATAGTGCGTAGAAGTTTAGTGGATTGATGGTCTTCTTTAAATATCCAAAGTCGCTATGAATTTTACCATACACAGACGCAGATGAGGCATATTTGACTGGGATAGAATGTTCTATTGCTTTCTCAAATAGTCCAATAGAAAACTCTACGTTATACTTGTGAATTTTATTTACATCTGTTTCTGTTGTACTTGATATAGCTCCCTGATGTATAATCATCTCTACCTCATCCCACTTATCATATTGACTTAAGAAGTCAAAAGCACCACTTTGTTCAATTCTGTAAAGGTTTTCTGGATCAAGTCTCTTTTTAAATGCTTGACCTATAAAACCTTGATAACCTGTTAGAATAATCATCTCGGAAAATGTAATGGTATAAAAAATACTTGGACTAATCGGTAAGTATCACCTTCAAAAAAGCCTGGTTTGTCATATGCACCGTGAAGAATTTGGTCTGGGTACATAATCATTCTATTATATTTCATCTCAGCAAGGTGGACTAAATCCCATGGACCTACACTATCTGAAACATATTCATCTCTCCATATCCCATCTTGATCAGGGTTAACTTGCATCCCTTTATATGTATAGAACCCAGTGCCACCCTTACATTCCTCTGGTTTATTGAGATATACCAGACCAGCAAACCCTCTCGTTGTATACTCTAGTGGATAATCTATGTGTGGTGTCTTGATTCTGTAGTTTGATTGTGTTACGTTAACAGAAAAAGGCACATTCAAGCATGCTTCTTTGAATGTTTTGATCTCTCCCATCTTCAACCCATATACATTTTCTGCGATCTGTTGCCATATTTCATGTATATGATCAAGATTCATGTTCATATCCACTCTTACGCCAGGTAGATTACCGCATACTCTTGGGTTGTTTGTGCCTGGGCATCTGAGTGCAAGGTTCCTTACCTTGTCTGGATTCTTGTAGAAATTATCAATATAAACTATGGGAGTTTCTTCCCAACCCATCAATTCTACTCTAGCTCCCAACTCCTCACTGATTGCAAAGGTTTTCTCTTCATCAATAAAATACTTTTTCATATAACTAAATACTTCGGAGAACTAATGTGGAGAGGTTGTGGCAAAACCCAATAGTAAAGACGGTTTGAAGGAATATGCTCTTAGGAAACTTGGAAAGCCTGTTCTTGAGATCAACGTTGACGATGATCAAATAGATGATTTGATTGATGATGCTATCCAATTGTTTCATGAAAGACATGGTGAAGGTATCGACAGAGTATTCCTAAAACATAAACTCACAGAAGCAGAAAAGAATACTATGACTGGTATTGCTTCTACTACCACTGGATCAAGTACATTTGGTGGTGTAAGTTCTGCTGAATTTACAGAGAGTGCAAACTATCTTCCTTTACCAGATAGTATAATCTCTGTACAGAAAGTATTTAAAATGGACTCATCAACCATATCGGCTGGTATGTTCAATCTTAAATATCAGATATTCCTTAATGATTTATACTACTACGGAGCGATTGATTTACTCAATTATGCCATGACAAAATCATACTTGGAAACTCTAGATTACATGCTTAATCCTGATGTTCAGATAAGATTTAATAAAAAGAATAGTAGACTTTACTTAGATGTCAATATAAATGAATTGACTGATGATCATTTTCTAGTCATAGACTGTTTCCGTGTGGTTGATCCACAAAGCGATACAAATGTATATAATGATCACTGGCTTAAACAGTATACCACTTCACTCATTAAACGTCAATGGGGACAGAACCTTATTAAGTTTACTGGAGTAAAACTACCTGGCGGACTAGAACTGAATGGTAGACAAATATATGATGATGCAGTCATGGAGTTAGAAAAACTCGATGAGAAGTTAATGCAAGAGTACGCAATGCCACCACTAGACTTTGTTGGATAATGCCTTTATCACCTTTCTTTCTACATGGATCTCCAAGTGAACAAAGACTAGTTCAAGACTTGGTAAACGAACACTTACAGTTGTTCGGTCAAGATGTCCTATACTTACCTAGAAAAATCATCAATCAGAATACAGTTATCCGAGAGATTACTGCTTCTAAGTTTGATGATAGTTTTAGACTGGAAGCATACCTTGTGAATGTTGATGGTTTTGGAACTCCATCTGATGCACTGACTAAGTTTGGTGTAAGAGATATGGATGAGATAACTCTAGTTGTATCTAAAGAGAGATATGATGATTTCATCACACCATTTATAAAATCATTTCCAGAAGGTGAAAGAGTAAATGCAAACACTCCAAATGAAGGAGACTTGATTTACTTACCTCTTGATAATGCTTTATTTGAAATCAAGTATGTAGAAAGAAAAGTACCATTCTACCAAGTAAATGAACTATTCATGTATGAGTTCAGATGTGAGATCTTTGAGCCTGAGGATGAGGTTGTTGATCTACCTGATGGATTGACTGATAAGAATGGTGAAGATGTGGATGATGGTATCATCACTCGTGGCAATATCATTACTTTACAACTAGACAAAGATGATAATACAAATGCTTTGGGATATGTGTCTCTTGCATCCACAGTTCCAGGCGTAAAATCTGTTCAACGTGTTCCACTATTCAATGATGGTAATTACTTAGGAACTCCAACAGTACAGATATTCAAACCTAAACAAGGTAATCAAGCCACTGGAACCGTAACTATTTCAGAAGGTGGTATTGATACTGTAACTCTAACAAGCAGTGGGTCTAATTATCTTAGTGTTCCTACTATATCATTCAGTCCACCCAACCTAACCACATCATCACAGATTAAATTCGGTAACAATTCATTACATCATACTGCAATTACAGATGTAATTGGTGCTAACTTTGTATTCTCTACCAATGTGGACTCTAGAGATACTGGTAATGGAAGACTATCACTAAGTTTCTGGTTATATCCAACTAAATTTGATCCAGCAGTCAATGGTGGAACAGTCATGTGGACTGATAGATTTAAGATATACTATAGAGAAACAGGTAACATTATCTTTGCTTCTGGTTCTGGATCTATTGAAAACACCACACCACTCAATCTAAATGCTTGGAACTTCATCAGAGTAGAACAGTATAATACTGATGCGACTATATCTGTAAATGGAACTGTAAGTAATAATTTGAATACTGCCAACCCAATCATGTTCTTTGCAGGCGATTTACTTAAGTTGGGTGCAGATACATCTGGTGCTGGTTTCATTCCAAGTCAGACTGCATCATTTGAGGGATTCTTAGACCACCTAACTATCAACTTGACTGGTGACAATGCACTAAGAAACTTTACTGCAACTCAGGTTCCAAGTTCAGAAACATCACAAGAGACTGATGGACAGACTAATAGTAACGCTTCATTCATTCGTAAGATGGACAATGAATCACCTCAAGTTATTGCAACTACTGATGTAAATAAAGTTGTAACAGGACTGACTATCAACTATGAGGGATGGGGATACACCTCGGTTCCTATTATGACAATAGATCAACCCGCTCTTGGATCTCAGGCAACTGCTGTTGCGATCATGACAAGTAGAACTGGTGTTCCTAATCAGTCTATTGATAGAATACTAATCACAAATCCTGGCTTTGGATACACTGAGCCACCAATAGTAACATTCACAGGTGGTAGTCCTATATCTGTTGCGATTGCTACTGCTGTAATATCAGAGGCAGTATTAGGTCCTATTGGACTCACAACTGGTGGTAGAGGATATACGTTTACACCTACAGTTGGTATTACCTCTGTGTACACACAACAGTCTAATGAAACCATACCACTACTACAGAACGCACAAGCAGAAGCAGTTGTAAGCACCGCAGGTACAGTCAAGGAAATTAGATATAGTAATGCTGGTGCTGGTTATACTAATACAACTGCATATGTTGGTATTCAGTCAGTGACATCTAACTTCTTCGGTGAGTTTGAAGTCGATGAACTAGTAACACAGGTATCTACAGGTACGAGTGCATATGTAGCTAACTGGAATACTGCAAATAATATTCTTAAAGTTGTTGCATCAAGTGGCGACTTCACTGTAGGAGAGACAATCGTTGGTGCTGCTGCAAGTTACAGGATTTTATCAGTTGGTGATGATCTTTCTACAGATATTCCTTTCGCTGCTAATGCAGAAATAGAGAGTGAAGCAGACGAGATTGTAGACTTCTCAGAAAGAAATCCATTCGGAGAGTTCTAAATACTATTATAAGGTGGTAATATTATGTTAACAAATCATTTCTATCATGAGATCATCCGTAAGACAATCGTGTCTTTCGGAACCTTGTTTAATAACATTGAGATCCAACACACGGACAAGTCTGGTAAGACAATCAGTGTTGTAAAAGTTCCAGTATCTTATGGTCCTCAACAGAAATTCTTGGCAAGAGTATCTCAAGGTAGAGACTATCAGGGTGACAGCACCATAGGAACTACATTGACATTACCAAGAATGTCTTTTGAAGTCATGGGTATGAACTATGACGCAACTAGGAAAGTCTCTACAATGCAGTCTTTCAAATCTGTTAACAAAGAAACTAACAAATTTGTAAAGGCATTTATGCCTGTTCCTTATAACATCAATATGAATCTCAGTATCCTTGCTAAACTTAATGAGGATGCTATACAAATTTTAGAACAGATACTTCCTTATTTCCAACCAGCATTTAATTTAACAATAGATTTGGTAGATATAATTGGTGAGAAAAGAGATATGCCAATTACTCTAGAGAACATACAGATGGAAGATAATTATGAAGATGACTTTCTAACTAGAAGAGCATTGGTATATACTTTATCTTTTACATGCAAGACATACTTATTTGGTCCTATCAATAATAGTACTGATGGATTGATCAAGAAAGTACAAACAGATTACTATACAGAGACAAAAAATATCAAGACTGCATCTAGACAACAGAGATATACAGCAGTTCCTATTGCAGTTAAGGATTACACCAACGATGATACTGCAAGAACTAACGAAGTTATAGATACTACTAGAACACAGTTCGCTGTGAATAGTGCAACACCTTTCAATAAAGGTGACTACATTGAAATTGATGATGAGAAAATGTTAATCAGAGCCATCTCTGGTAATAGATTGACAGTTAGAAGAGGTGAGTTTAATAGTGTGGTTATGGCACATGACATTAATATTCCTATAAATTCTATTAATGTACAGGATGATTCACAGGTAGTTGATAGAGTCATTGAAACTGGTGATGACTTTGGATTCGGTGAAACTATCACAGATTATGTGGATGGTAATGTGTTTAGTGCAAGTCAACAAAGGGATGTTGAGACATGATTGAAGACGAAACATTTGATTCTATAGATGACGCTCTAGATATCGTTGATAGAGGAGCGGAAATAATGAAGAAAGAACCTTCTAAACCTACTAGGACTAGTCCTAAGAGTTTGGATAAGTCTAAGAAACCAGATGTAGATAAAGATTATGAATATAGTAGAGCTCAGTTGTATTCTCTAGTTGAGAAAGGACAGGAGGCAGTTGATGGTGCATTAGATGTGGCACAACAATCAGACTCTGCAAGGGCGTATGAAGTTGCTGGACAACTTATCAAACACGTTGCAGATACAGCAGATAAACTCATAGACTTGCAAAAGAAAATGAAGGATATCGATGAAGTGAAAGAAAAAAACAACACCACTGTTACTAATAATTCTTTATTTGTCGGAAGCACAACCGAGTTACAAAAGATGTTGAAAGACATGAAGAAGGGATCAAAATGAAAACCTATCAACAGTTCAACGAATCAGTAAAAGATTGGTGGAATAAAGGGAAGAATGAACGTATTCCTAATGAAGACCAAGCATCATTGAAAACACTATTCAAAGATGATCAAGCTCAAAAAGGAATGGATAGTGATAACTATAAGAAAGGTGGGAAACCAAATCCTCTTGGTAGACCAGATAGATCTATTTTAGGACGTGACTTGAATCCAAGAAGTTCAGAATTCTTGAAAAGAGTTAAAGCTGATGGGGGTGGGTTCGGATCTGGACCAACTCCACTTGTAAGACAACTTGGTAATCGTGCTGCTAAACCAGTCGTTAGTCTCGTTAAAAAATTTAGAGGTAAAGGACAAAAACACCCACAAAATAAAGGATCATGAAAAGTTTTAAATCAATCCAAGAAGAAGGTAACTGGCAAAGACTGAATAAGTATGGTGCTACATATAGTATCACATTTATATTCAGAGGTCAGACCAAAATGATTCAGATGTTCTTCCCTCAGAGAGCAAGACCTCTGAAAAAGAATGTTCAATATGAATTAGAAAAGATTTATCCAGGCGGAAAGGTAATATACTTTGATGCTAGTGATAAAGACCCAACAAAACCACTATTAGTAATTGACTCTTAAATCATGCCAGTTGATAATGCACAATACCTTGGAAATCCGAATCTAAAAAAAGCGAACGTTGCTCAGAACTTTACTAAGAAACAAGTTGCTGAGTTTCTAAAGTGCGCTCAAGATCCTGTATACTTTGCACAGAAGTATGTGAAGATCATTAACTTGGATGAAGGTCTAGTACCATTCCAGATGTATGACTTCCAAGAAAAGTTAGTTAATAATTTCCATAATAATAGATTTAATATATGTAAGATGCCTAGACAGTCAGGTAAGTCAACGACTGTGGTATCATATCTTTTACACTATGCCATCTTCAATGATAGTGTCACAATAGGTATCCTTGCAAACAAGGCTCAGACTGCAAGAGATCTACTTGGTAGATTGCAGATTGCATACGAGAACTTACCCAAGTGGATGCAACAGGGTATCATTGCATGGAACAAGGGATCTATGGAATTGGAAAACAAATCCAAGATCATTGCCGCATCTACCTCTGCATCAGCTGTCCGAGGTATGTCATTCAATATTATATTCTTAGACGAATTTGCGTTCGTTGCCAACCATTTAGCAGATGATTTCTTTAGTAGTGTATATCCTACTATTAGTTCTGGTAAGTCTACTAAGGTAATTATTGTTTCTACCCCTCGTGGTATGAATCACTTTTACCGACTGTGGCATGATGC